CAAACATCTCATGGATCGACTGCGTGACCGCGTAGATTTGCTGCTGCAACTGGAGCAAGGTGTTGTAGTACTCGCCCGACGCATCGACCAGCGCGTTCGTCGCGTCGATGGACCCGTCGAAGTTGTCGATCATCTCGCGCATCGCCTCGGACTGCCGCGTGAACGCGCCCGAGATCGAGTCGTCGGTCATCTCGTCGATGGTGGTTTGAATGTCGTCGAGGCTTTCCATCGCCTCGTTGATCTGCGCCACGGCGGTCGCCAGCCCCAGCAGCTTGTCGATGACTTCCTGCGTGGCCTCGCCAGCCGGTACCGCGTCGAGGATGTTGGCTATGTCATTCGGCAGGTTCGACGCCTGCAGCGCCGACAGGATCACGCGCGAAGCGGCTAGTTGCATCGCGGCGTTCATGTCCGCATCGGTCTTGCCCGCCGCGGTGACTTGCCCCGAATAGATCGCCTGCCCGTTGAGCATCGCGGACGCATTGACCCGCGCGGCCTTGCCCTTCTGCGTGTCCAGCCCGAGTCCGAATCCGAGTTGGTTGCCCGCCGCCCCGCCGAGCGAAAGGTTGAGCGCCTCGTACGATCCGGCAGTCTCGTCGATGAACGGGTCAAGCTGCGCATCCAGCGCGCCGCCGCGACCGGATCCAGAGTAGCCCGCTGTCTCGCCGTACCCGCGCACGTGCGGGGCCTTCTTCTTCTTGAGCATCTTGTAAAGCATGAAGCCTGCGACCGCGATCCCGATGACCGGCAGCGCCGCGCCGAGCGCCCCCGCCGCCGCTCCCATGCCCACGCCTCCCGCTGCCAGTTCGCCGCCGACGCCCAGCGCGGCAGGCATGAACGCATCGCCCGCGAGCGCGGCGGTGTACGACGATGCGCCGAGCGTGCTGCTGATGCCGCTCGCCACGGCGCTGTTGACGGCGGTGCCGATGGCACTGGTGTTGAGCGCACTCATGCCCGCGCTGAACAACTGGTTGCCCGCCGCGTTGGTCGCGGTGCCGGTGAGTTTGTCGAGCGCGGTCGCGCCAGCGGAACCGGACATTCCCATGGCCGACGCTGCGATCTGGATGACGAACGGCTTGAGCGTCGCCTGATACAGCACGTCGAGCAGGAACTTCTTGAGGTCCTGACCCGCCTGCTTTGCCCATTGCGAGATGCCCTTCATACCGTCGGCCATCGCTTCGAACATCGTCTGCCCGTAGTCGGCAATCTGGCCCAGCGTGTCGATCTGCTTTTCCAGCGTGGCCTGATAATCCTCGCGCGCATTCTTGGCGATGATCACCGCGTCCCGCTCGTTGTACATCGTGTTGATGACCTGCTTCAGCGTCTCGTCGTTGGTCGCGTCCAGCCGCCGCTGCCGCTCCTTGCCCGACAAGTACAGCTCGCGCTGAATGTTGCTCATGCCGATGACGGCAGTCTCGTCCTTGATCTTTTCGATCTGCGCAGTCAGCGAGAGGAATACCTTGGTGGCTTCTTCCTCGTCCTTCTGCATCAATTCGATGCGCTCGATCCACGACTTGTTGCCTTCCTTCAACGCATCGTCGAGCGCCTTCTGCCGCGCCGAAACCTCACCATCCTTCTCGTAAATTTTCTGCCATTGCTGGAGATACAACTCCATCGGCATCTTGGTTTTCTTGAACTGCTCGGTCAGGTCGTTCAGCGCCTTCAGCGTCTGCGGCGTGATGCCCTGACGCGCGGCTTCCTCGACCAGCTTCCATTGCTCGGCCTGTTTCGCCGCCGCCTTGTTGGCCCCGGTGATGGACGCCGCGAGTGCGCGCTGTTGCTCGGCGGTGAGGTCGGCTTGCTTCGTTACCGCAGCCAGCGCAGGCACCGCCTTGTACAGAGTCTCGACAAACTTCTTGTGCTCGGCGTCAACCGCGTCGATGTCTTGGCCGACCTGTTTCCAAATCTCGCCAATGCCGCCGAACTCGCCCCGCCCCAGCGCCTCGATGGTCGCGCCGACACCGGCCAGCACATAGCCGAACGCCTTGAGCGTGTTGATGCCGGTCATCACCGCTTCGATGGCGAACTTCATCGCGGCGACCAGCACCGTGCCGATCTTGTCGGAGAAGTCGGACAGCGACGGCGCGCTGGTGTTGAACGCCTCGCGGATCTCGCCCATGCCCTTGCTGATCTGCTTCATCGCGGGCATGGTGACGCGGATCATCGCATCGCCCAGCAGCGTCGTCTGGACCTCCAGCATCTCGCCAGCCTTGGCGGCTTCCTCGTTCACCGCGCCGTACAGCTTGATCTGCTGCGCCGCGAGTTGCTGCGCGGTCGAGAGGTCGCCCATCTTCGCCGCGAGTTCCTTGCCTCCTTTCCCGAACATCTCCATCGCAACGTTCGCGCGCAGTGCCGCGTCGGGAATGCGGGCGATCTGCGCGAGCGCCAGCTTCATCGTCGCTTCCATGTCGGTCGTGCCATCCTTGTTCTTCTGGATGGTCACGCCCAGCGCCTTGAACTGCTCGTTGGCCTTGCTGGTCGGGTCGCTCGTGGCGACCATCGTCTTCTGGAAGCCTTGGACGATCTTGCCGGTGGCCTCGGTGCTGATGCCGATGATCTTGAACGAGAGCGCCATCTCGTCCATCTGCTTCACGGTCATGCCCGCCGCGTCGGCAAGGTCGTCCAGCTTGCCCGCGTACTCGGCGCTGGCGTTCAGCAACTCCATCGCCTTGCCGACCGCGAGAAAGCCAGCCGCCATGCCCATCATCTCGGTCATGACGGACTTCATGCCCTTCTGCACCGACCGCTGGAACTTCTCCATCTGGTACTCGGCCTTGGTCAGACCTTGTACCCAATCGGCGGAGTCGATACCGAGCGTGGCGACTAGGCGTCCTAGACTCATACCAGCCTCGGCCTTATGGTGTGCGTGCGCATACCGGATGTGGACTTACTGAACTCGCGCATGAACTGGCGAGCCTTGGCGACTTCAGGATCGGACTCGTCAACCGGCATATCCTTGAACGGCATGAAGTCGCTCGGCTTGTACCGCTTGCGCGAATTTACGCTAGCGATGACAGCCGAGATCATGCCCGCCTGATAATCGGCGCGCAGCGGACCAACTGGCTCAGTGCCCGCCAGCTTGATCCATTCGCGGAGTTCGATAGCCGACATCGTCGACTCGATCTCGCCCACCGTTTTCCCCAGCGCGAGCGCCAGATGGAACATGAAGCGCCGCGTTGGGGTCAGGCTTTTTCCGCTGTATCGACTCCGTTGACGCGGTTGGCTTCGCGGACAAATTCCATGACCGTTGTCCACGGGAACGCCATGATGTTTTCCACATCCTCCTTATTGTTGACATCGAACGCGCGGGTACCGTCGTCGTTGCACAGCGTCCGGCAGACGAAGCGTGCGACAGTCGGCTTCTCGCCGCCGCGCGCCTGCTTCTGTTCCTCCTGCGCCTGCATGACTTCGCCCGCAGTCAGCACGCGGACGTAGACGGTACCCCAGCCGGGGCACTCGGGAGTGCCCTTGATGTCAACTGCTACCGGCTTCGGGTTCAGCGATGCGAGTACCAAATCTCTGACGTTCATGGTTCTCCTTAGGCGGGCGTGCCAACGACGTAAATCGGCTCGCCCGAAATGCGGAGAACCACCGACGTATCGACGGCGGCACCGACGCCGCCCGTGATCGTCTTCTGCCGGACGAATCCGGTGAACACGTACATCCCCATGTTCTGCGGGAGGATGACGCGGAACCAGCGGGCCAGCCCGTCGGCCTTCGCCGCTTCGCACTCGTCGAGTCCGGGGTCGCCGGGTACGAGGTTGGCGGTGAAGTTGAAGTTGCCGAAATCCTGCAAGCCGACCAGATACTCCTTGGCCTCGCTGCACAGCGTCGTCACGTCGATCTCGGCGGATTGCCCGTCGAATCCGGTGAACGTCTTGGCCTCGCAGATGTTGAGCATCGTCGATGGCGTCGCCGCCGCTGCGGGGTTGAACGCGCCCGACTCGCCGGTCGTGTTCGACCCGACCAGCGCGAACGTGGTGTCGGTCAGCTTCTCGACCGCGAACGTCTTGCCGTCGAGCGATGCCCAGTCGCTGCCGGAGATCGTCATCACTTCGCCTGTCTCGGGTGACACCGCCGCAGTGCCGACTGCTGGCTGCGCCTTAGTCATGGCCGAGATGGTCAGCGGTGCCGCCCCGCCTGCGGGACTCTTGTCTTCGATCTGAATCAGCGTGTTCTGCGAAGAAAACGCTTGGCTCTTGAAGCCTTCCATGGTTGGACTCCTTCTACTTGCGGTTGGCGCTGCGCAGGTCCACATAGGTAGCTGGGCCAGCAGCGATTTCGTTGAACCACACGCTGTAGTCGATCAGCCTGCGATAGACCGCCACGGCGCTTTCGTACATCTCGAATTCACTTGCCGGTTCGTTCTGGTACTTGAAGCGGATCATATGTTCCGCTACCGAATCGCGGTTCGCAATCACTTCTCGGTAGTCTTCTGCGAAGCAGTCGATACGGATGCGGAAGCGAGTGAGGTTGCTCGGCCCGCAAAGCGTGACATTCGGTTCGCTACCCATGACCGTGTAAACACCGCACGGATAGCTAGGCACTTTTGGCAGGGTGGTCGCGTGGAACCGGCCAAGCCAGATCGGACTAAGCGCATGGTGCAAATCCTCAAAGAGAACCAGCGTGCTCACTTCTTCGCCTTCGCCTCGACCCGCCTGATCGCCCGCGCGATGGACTTCTCCATTGCCGCCAGCGCATCGGCGCGGCTCATCTCGATGGCCGGGACCATGAACGGCTT